CATCTCAGTCTTTTTCTAGCGACAGCCCCTTTCTAATTAGGTAATTATGGCCACTCAAAGGGAAGTAGCAGAACACCTGGATCTAAGCACCAAAAGGATCTCAGAACTCATTAGGGATGGTATTTTGCCCTCTAAAATGGGTAGATCCCCATTAAACCTGGATGTTTGCAGAATTGCCTACATTTCTTACCTTAGAAAGCTAGGCGGCTACAACAAAAGAAGCGGTGGCGGTGATATTGCAGAGGAAAAGACCAGGCTTACTAAGGCCCAGGCTGATAAAGCAGAATTAGAAGTTTCAGAATTAGAAGGCCAACTTATACCAGCACAGCTTGTTCAAGATACCTGGACTGACTTTGTGGCCAATGCCAGGGCAAAACTCCTGGCACTACCGAGCAAGATTGCTCATCAAGTCATTGCCCTGGACAAATATGCAGAAGCTGAATTATTAATCAAAGAAAATGTGCATGATGCACTAAGCGAGTTAGCAGAAGATGGAATACCTACAAAATATGCAGATCGTGTTGAACAACACGAAGAAAGTATTTAATCCACCACCAGAATTAAAGATTTCAGAATGGGCTGATGCTCATAGAAGGCTATCACCAGAAAACTCAGCTGAAGCTGGCCAATGGAATACAACCAGGGCGGAATATCAAAGAGAGATTATGGATACTTTCAATGATCCAGATATTCAGCGGATAGTTGTAATGACATCATCCCAGGTTGGCAAAACAGAATTGGTTTTAAACGCTATTGCTTATTACATGGATCAAGATCCAAGCCCATTATTAGTAGTGCAACCAACTCTGGCTATGGCCCAATCATTTTCAAAAGATAGGTTGGCCGCAATGATTAGAGATTCAAAAAAGATAAAAGACCTGGTTGCTGAATCAAGATCCAGAGATAGCGGCAATACTGTGTTGCACAAGAAGTTTCCTGGCGGCCACTTATCCTTAGTTGGATCCAACTCAGCTGCTGGTCTTGCAAGTAGGCCCATTAGAGTTCTTTTATTAGATGAGGTTGATCGTTATGAACTATCAGCTGGATCTGAAGGATCTCCAACAGATCTTGCTATAGCAAGAACCAAGACCTTTTGGAATCGAAAGATCTATATGTGCAGCACTCCAACGATTAAAGGGATCTCTAAAATTGAGGCCGCATTTGAGGAATCTGATAAAAGGTATTACATGGTTCCATGTCCAGAGTGTCATACCAAACAAAGATTGATGTGGAAGAATGTTGTTTGGGATGAGGGCAAGCCAGAAACTGCTCATTATTGTTGCCAGGAATGTGGATCTGTAATTGACGAATCAAAAAAGCCCTGGATGTTAAAACATGGTGAGTGGCAAGCAACAGAAACTTCTGTTGATACAGCTGGCTTCCACATATCAGAATTGTATTCTCCCTGGTCAACCTGGGGATCTATGGCCCAGAACTTCTTAGAGGCCAAAAAGATGCCAGAAATGTTAAAGACATTTATTAACACTAGCCTGGGTGAAAGTTGGGAAGAACAAGGCGATGGTGTAGAACATGAAGGCTTGTTGGCCAGAAGATTAAATTATGATCCTTTAACGCTTCCAGAAGAAATATTAGTTGCAACTTGTGGCGTAGATACACAGAAAGATAGATTAGAGGCCCAGGTAATGGGTTGGGGCCATAACTATGAGGCCTGGGTTATTGAATACAAGGTATTTTGGGGAGATCCAAATGCAGTTAATGTCTGGAATGAGTTAGATTTATATTTAAAAAGCAGATTTAAAACAGAATCTGGAAGATCTATCGCAATATCAGCTACTTGCATTGATTCTGGTGGACATCATACAAACCAGGTTTATTCATTTACAAAACCACGCCAGGGCAGAAGAATATTTGCAATTAAAGGTGCCAATGTTCCAGGTAAGCCAATTGTTAGCAAGCCAAGTTATGTAGGTAAAACACAAACAGCTTTATACACAGTTGGAACAGATACAGCCAAAGAAAACATATTTGCCAGGCTTAATGCTGAAGATGATGAAACAACACTGCATTTTCCAGCAGATCTTGAAGAAGATTACTTTCAGCAGCTAACAGCTGAAAAAAGAATTACTAAATGGATCCGTGGCCGCAAATCTTTAGCCTGGAAACAAATTAGGCCAAGAAATGAGGCCCTTGATGTAACTGTTTACAACTTTGCTGCAATTTATCTACTTAATCCAAATTTTGATGTTATTGAGGAAAGATTGGTAACAGGAATTAAAGAAGATCCAAATCCAGGCCCAGGCTCCAGGAGCAACCAAAATATAAGACCAAATAAGAATTTCGCTACCAGGTGGAAGTAATATTTATATATTTGACAAGATTTAAAACGACCTTAGTGTTTTTGTGTAAGTTTACATTTTAAATACAGAGGATTAATTGGCCAATTTATTCGATTCAACTAACTATCCAAACTATGTTCCTTCAGAATTAAAGAAGGGTGATAACTGGAATTGGAAAAATGATAGTCTTGGAACAGACTATGACAACTCATCTTTTACTCTCAAATATGAATTTAATCTAATTGATGGATCCACAAATACACATTTTCAAATTGTGGCCACCAATGACGGATCTAATTACAAAGTTGAGGTGCCACATTCAACAACGACTAATTATACAGCTGGCGAATACAACTGGATTGCAAACATCCATCGTAATTCTGGCGGCAGAGTTAAAGTTGGTGAAGGCTTTATTACAGTTCAAGATGATTACGCTACTACAACATCTTCAGTAAGATCTTTTGCCAAGCAAATGCTTGATGCGATTGAGGCTGTGGCCTTAAACAGGGCCACTATGGATCAATCGTCAATGAGTATTGCTGGTAGATCTCTTTCCAGGATGTCTATAGACGAATTAATGAGTTTTAGAGATCGTTTTAAAACTGAATACTTGCAAGAATTAAAACAAGCCAGGGCCAAGAACAATAAAGGCACTGGTAATACTATCAAGGTTCGATTTGGGCCTACATCTACATTTAATCCAACAGACTTAACATAATGGCCTGGTATAACAACATATTTAATCGTACTCCTAAACCACAAAAGAAAACTTTTAAAAGAAGTTACCAAGGAGCATCAACTGGTAGGTTGTTTGCTGACTTTTTAACATCTAGCAAATCAGCTAACGCTGAAATAAAAGACAATCTAAGAACTCTAAGAGATAGAGCCAGGGAGTTAGCAAGAAATGACTCATATATAAATCGTTATTTAAACTTAATGATTTCAAATGTGGTTGGTAAGCATGGAGTTAGGATCTCATCTAAGGCCAGAAATGATAATGGATCATTAGATCTACTGGCCAACAGACAAATAGAAGATGCCTGGAAGCAATGGACTAAGTATGGAGTGCCAACTGCAAATGGCAAAATGTCATTTCTTGATTGTCAAAAACTTTTTGTAGAATCTTTGGCCAGAGATGGCGAGGTTTTGGTTAGACATATAAAAACTAATAAAAATCCTTTTGGTTATCACATTCAGTTTTTAGAAGCTGATTACCTGGATGAAGATCTAAACACAACAGCAAAAAATGGTAATAAGATCTGCATGGGTGTTGAGGTTGATTCTTACTATCGACCAGTTGCTTATCATTTATTTAAAGAGCATCCATATGACACCACTTACTCTGCTAAATACAACAAAAAGCACATAAGAGTTCCAGCTGAAGAAATTACACATTGCTATATGCCTAACAGGGCCGAGCAAACAAGAGGTGTAAGCCACATAGCAACAGCTATGGCTAATGTAGCTCAATTAAATGGCTATCTTGAGGCCGAGATCGTAAGTGCAAGGCTGGGGGCCAGCAAATCTGGTTTCTTTAGTTCACCAGACGGCAATTCATATGTTGGCGATGGTGTTGAAGATACTTTTAACCCAGTTATGAATGTAGAACCTGGCACATTTCAGCAATTACCAGATGGTATGCAATTTACACCTTATGATCCAACACATCCAACAAGTGCATTTGAATCTTTTACAACTACAGTTTTAAGATCCATTGCATCTGGCCTCAATATTTCATATCACGCTTTAAGTAATGACTTAACTTCAGTTAACTATTCCTCTATCCGACAAGGTGCATTAGAAGATAGATCTAACTTCCAGATCTGGCAAGAGTTTGTTATTCAACATTTTATTGATGTTGTATTTAAACGCTGGTTAGAAATGGCCATAACAACTAAGGCAATTAACTTGCCAATCGGTAAATTTGATAAGTTTGCTAATTCTATTAATTACATTCCAAGATCATTCTCCTGGATAGATCCATTAAAAGAAATGCAAGCCAATGTTGTTGGCCTGCAAAATGGAATAACAACTTACTCAGATATTGTTTCTAGTTACGGAAAAGATGTAGAAGAAACATTTGAACAACATCAAAAAGAAAAGGAACTGGCGGATCAATATGGGATCTCTACGGCATTTCAGCCATTTGGTAATAAGGCCCCAGTTCCAGCAGAAATAGAAGGAGATCCAGATAATGAATAACAAGTTTCAAGCGGCAATTACGCCAAATGAAGAACATCCTAGCGAGGTAAGCATGGAATTTAAAAGTGAAAATCCCATCCTCAGCGAAACAGAGGTAGAAGATTTAATTGATTCTGCTGAAGTCATTGAGGATGTTGAGGAAGATGAACAAGAAAGACTATTTGAAGATGAGGTAACTTATCGAACAATAGATCTCTCCAGGGCATCTTATATTGACGAAGATAATCGAAGGGTAAGAATGGGCGTAAGCTCAGAGCAACCAGTTGAGAGATCTTTTGGCTTAGAAGTATTAAGCCACAAAGCAGAGGATGTGGATATGTCATTCATGGCCTCTGGATCAGCACCATTATTAGATTCACATGATATGAATCGACAAATTGGTGTTGTTGAAGAATTTAGACTTGACGAGGCAGCGAAAAGGACAACCGCTGTAGTTAGATTTGGTAGATCTAGCCTTGCCGAAGAAGTCTATCAAGATATAAGGGATGGTATTAAGAAAAATATCAGTATCGGATATCGTGTAACTAAACTTGAACGAGCAAACAATGATGAAATTGGAGATCATTACAGAGCCAGCTTCGAGCCGTTAGAAATTTCGGTTGTAAGTTTGCCTGCTGATACCTCAAAATTAGTTGGGGTTGGCCGTTCTAAATCTAACAAACTTCCAAACACAAAGGTGAAAATAATGGAAAACGAAAAACAAGAAATTAATCTTGATGAAGTTAGATCTCAAAGTGCAGACGAAGCAAGAAAAGAATTTGCTAAAAACTCAAAAGAGATTTTAGATCTTGCTGCCAAGCACAATAAAAGAGATTTAGGTAATCAAGCTATTCAAGATCAATTATCAGTTGACGAGTTCAGAGGACAATTACTAGAAACTATTTCTAATGATGTGCCTTTAGAAACTCCAAATGAAATTGGTTTAAGCAAAGCTGAAACACAAAGATTCAGCGTTATGCGTGCTATTAATGCAATGGCAAATCCAACAGATCGTAAAGCACAAGAAGCTGCACGATTTGAAATGGAATGTTCAGAAGCTGCACAAGAAGCATATGGCAGAACAGCCCAGGGAGTTATGCTTCCAGCTGAAGTCATGGCTAATTGGAATCAGCGTGATATGTCAGCTGGCAGTGATGCAGATTTAATTGGTGAGGATTACAGAGGACAAGATTTTATTGATGTTCTTAGAAATAACTCAGCAGTTATGCCTTTAGCGACAAATCTTAATGGCCTATCTGGCGATGTTAAGATTCCAAAAAAGACAGCGGCATCTTCAGCATCATTCATTAGCTCAGAAGGCGGAGCAGCTGGTGAGTCAGAAATGACAATCGGTAACATTAGTTTAACTCCTCGCACATTAGGGGCGTTTACAGATGTAACTAGGCAGCTAATGATTCAAAGCTCTTTGGATGTTGAAAATCTAATTAGACAAGATCTTGCGGCTGGAATGGCGATTGCTATTGATGATGCTTGCTTAGAAGGCGATGGTCAAAACGGAAAGCCAACAGGTATTACAAATACCACTGGCATTAACACTGTTTCATTGACTTCTGCTGCGGCTCCAACATGGGCTGAAATGGTCAGCTTGGAATCAGCTGTTGGTGTTGATAACGCTCTATTAGGCAGACTTTCATACATTGTTAATCCATCTAACTATGGAACATTAAAATCTACATCTAAAGACACTGGAAGCGGTATCTTTATTGCAGATGGCAATGGCATGAATGGCTACCCAGTAGTTGTTTCAAATCAATTAACTGCTAACAACTATGTATTTGGAAACTTTAGCGACTTGCTAATCGGCTTTTTTGCTGGGCTTGACCTAATCGTGGATCCTTATACATCTTCAAGTTCTGGAACTGTTCGTGTGGTTGCTCTGCAATCAGTAGATTCGGCAGTAAGAAATCCAGTCTCATTTGTAGTTGGTTCTTAATAACTAGTGTTAACCACTAATAAGATGGCGGGCCTAGTGTCCGCCAGCTTTAAACAGGGAAAAAATATGAAAGTTTTAATTTTGGCGGACACAGTTGCTAATAGTAAAAAAGTTCACGCTGGCGATGTGATTGAGGTTACTCAATCTGAGGCCCACATTTTAATTGGTTGTAATAAAGCAAGCGTTCATGTTGCTAAAGAGAAAAAAGAAAGCAATAGAAGCGTAGGCTTAGAAGTTTCTGAAACTCCAAAACCAAAGAAAAGATCTAAGGCCAAATAATGGCCCTAGAAAGTGCTGCTGATTTCAGTTCCTATGTAGATTCAAGCGTAGGTTTTGGAATCACTGGTACTTTTTTTGAGGTGCAAGACACTTTTTGGGATACCAGGCCAGGTTTAATTGATACCTGGTATGACATAGATTCTGGAGCATCACAAAACATAAGTCTTATTATGGATGAGGATTATTTTGCCATTGAAGGCAACAGCATTGCAGCTGAAGGTTATCAGCCCAGGGCCACACTAAAGGCCAGCGATGCTCCTTTTATATCTCATCAAGATAAATTAATTGTTGATGCTGTTACGACAGATCAAGGCAATGTTATTAAGCCAGCAACCACATATTTAGTGGTTGAAGTGCAACCAGATAATGTTGGAATGTTAACGCTGGTTTTAGAGGAAGCAGCATGAGTCAAATTAAATATGAAACAGAGTCTGACATGGCCGCATATTTAGATTCTACTTATGGCCATGGTTTAGCAGCAACTTACACCAGGAATGGTGTTAACACTTCACTCAATCTTATTTTGAATGAAGAATATGTGGAATTAGACGAAGGATCTGGGGTTGAAGCATCGCAGCCGATTGCTTATTGCAGATCTATAGATATTCCCAATGTTGGACATAACGACACTTTAGCAGTTAGTGCATACAAAGATGTAAACGGCAATATTTTAAAGGCTGCAACTAACTACAAGATAGTTAATGTGCAAAAAGATTTTAAGGGTTTTACGGCCCTAGTTTTAGAGGAACAATAATGGCGGATCATGTAAGACAACAAATCCGCAACCAGGTGGTTACACAATTAACTGGTTTAACAACCACTGGATCCAATGTATTTGATTCCAGGGTTTACCCTTTAGAAGATGGCAACTTGCCAGCGATTTTGGTTTATACAAAATCCGAAGATAGCGAGCCAATAGAGATTGGCCCAAACAGAACAAGTGAAAGAATGTTAAGCCTGGTTGTCGAGGCCTATGTTAAGAGTACAACTAATTTTGAAGATACTCTGGACACTGTTTGCAAAGAAGTAGAGCAAGCAATTGCAGCTGATCCCACATTATCTGGGAAGGCCAAAGATTGCTACATAGAATCTACTGAAATTGAATTTAATGCGGAAGGAGAAAAACCATTGGCGTTTTGTACCCTTACTTTTTTAACTAGCTACTATGTCCAGGAGCAAAATCCAGATGTGGCGGTTTAACCAGGAGTAAATTATGAAAATGATTTCACCAGATGGATCAAGTTTTATAGATGCACATCCTACAAGGGTTGAGTATCTTAAAAAAAAGGGTTGGAAGGAAGAAGCAGCCCAGGAAATTAAATCTTCTTCTAAAAAACAGGCGAAAGCCGAGGTAAACGAAAATGGCGATACATAAAGGCTCGGAAGGGCTTGTTAAGGTTGGTGCTAATACTGTTGCTGAAGTTAGATCTTATTCAATTGATGAGACTGCGGACACAGTAGAATCCACATCAATGGGCGATAGTGCTAAAACATTTGAATCTTCACTTACATCCTTTTCTGGATCTGTTGAGTGTTTTTGGGATGAAACAGATACAACTGGCCAGGTGGCCATGAGTATTGGTTCATCTATAACTCTTAACCTATACCCAGAAGGTGCTGATAGTGGTGATACATACTACAGCGGATCTGCAATCATTACTGGTAAAACAGTATCTGGTTCACATGATGGACTCGTTGAGGCAAGCATTAGCTTCCAGGGTAGTGGTGCATTAACTATTACAACAGTATAAAAAATGTCAGTAATAGATAACGCAGTTAAACATTTTGAAAATCAAGATGTGAGAGTAACGCTGGTTCCAGAATGGGGCCAAGACGATGAACCTTTAAAAATATACAGCAAGCCATTAACGCTTAGTGAAACTTCTAAACTCTACAAAATGAGCCAGGAAGATGATCTAACGATGATGGCTTATGTATTAATTTATAAGGCATTGGATAGCGAAGGGGAAAAGTTATTTGATATTGGCGATAAAAATAAACTTCTAAACAAAGTTGATCGTGAGGTGTTAGTTAGAGTGGCCCAGGAGATTATGGGGCAAGAGCCTATTGAGGATATAAAAAAGGACTAACAGAGGATGCTAATTTATTTCTGCAATACAGCCTTGCAGAACGACTAGGTAAAACCCTAGACGAACTACAACAAATTAGTGTCCAGGAATACCAGGGCTGGATTGCTTATTTAGAAATCTTGGAAGATAAACGGAAGCATGGCTAAAAAGAAAGTAAATATAGTTTTAACAGCTGTAAACCATACTAAGGGAGCATTTAATTCTGTTTCGAAAGGTTTAGGATCAATTGGTAGCAAAGCCAAAACAGCTGGAAAGGCAGTTGGTGGCGTTGGCCTAGCGGCTGCTGGGGCCGCAACTGCTATCGCTGCTTTAATTAAGGTCAATGTTGACTTTATGGACAAGCTAGATAAAACATCTTCTAAGTTAGGCATTGAAACAGAATTTTTGCAAAACATGAGATTTGCCGCTGAACAAACAGGGGTAAAAGTTGAAGCTCTTGATATGGGCCTTCAAAGATTTATAAGAAGGGCAGCAGAAGCAGCAAGCGGAACTGGAGAGGCCAAAAGAGCATTTGAACAGCTTGGTATTGAGCTCAAAGATCAAAACGGAAACCTTAGAGGCGTTGAGCTTCTTATGAATGATGTTGCTGATGGCATTATGAATACCGCTGATTCAGCAGAACAAGTTAGATTAGCATTTAAGTTTTTTGATTCAGAGGGTGTTTCACTGGTAAACACTTTAAAAAATGGATCTAAAGGCTTGCAAGAATTTAAAACAGAGGCAGAAAATTTAGGCCTAATAATAAGCAAAGAGAGCATTAAAAAAGCTGCAATGTTTGCAGATTCTTTAAACATACTAAAAAAACAATTTACTGCTATAACAGCAAATCTTACAGCTGCATTTATTCCAATTTTACAAGATGCTTCTACACAGCTTTCAACAATGATGGCTAACTTCAAGGGCAACGATAAAGACTTTGAAAATTTTGGCAAGAATATGGCTATTTATGTTATTGAGGCAACTAAAAATGCAACATTAGCTATTCACAGTTTTTTCTTATCAGTTAGGCTTGAATTTGAACAACTCAAAGCTGTTTTTGGCCAAGGCAACCCAGAATTGGTTGCTATTATTAAAGATATTGAAGATATGGAAGCATCCATAAATCACCTTAATAAAACAGGCCAAGAAAATTCAGTTTTCATGGAAAACTCAAAGAGAAGGATGGCCGAGTTAAGACAGGAGTTTATAAAATTAGCTGGCAAAGACGGATCGCAGGGAATTATAGATGCTTTTGATTTAATGACAAAAAAGGTTCTTGATTTTAATTTTGCTTTAGAAGAATCTAAGAAAAAAGATCCAGTGTCTGCAATGTCGGAAACATTATCTAAATTTCTTGCAACGATGCAAGATGTAAATGCTTCTATAGACAGTGCTGCGATTTCATCAATGAAAAAATTTGAAGATACCATTATGGATGGCCTTAAAAATGGCAAATTTGCTTTTGAAGATTTTGCAAATTTTGTTGTTGAGCAGTTATTAAGAATTGCTTTGCAGCAAATGATTATTGCACCAATGGCTGAATCAATATTTGGAATTATCCCTAAATTTGACGGCGGCGGATATACAGGCATGGGTGCCAGGGCTGGTGGCGTAGATGGTAAAGGTGGTTTCCCAGCAATACTACATCCAAATGAAACAGTCATAGATCATACAAAAGGCCAGGGCATGAGTTCTGGTGCAACAGTTAATTTTAATATCTCTACAGTTGATGCGGCTGGGTTCGATCAACTCCTGGCATCAAGAAAAGGATTAATCACATCAATAATAAATAACGCCATGAACAATCAAGGCAAAATGGGGGTTGTATAAATGTCTGGACAATTTCCTACAAATCCAAATTTTAAAACAATCAATTTTAAAGGCGATACTCCAACGCTGGTAAATCAAACATTGTCTGGCCGCAAACAGGTTAGACAAATTGGAGCACAATATTTTTCATTCACAGTGCAAATGCCACCTATGCAACAAGAAAAGGCCCAGGAAGTATTTGCATTTTTACAAAAACAAAAAGGCTCATTTGAGGATTTTACAATTGTAGATCCAATAGATAATTTAGGGGCCAGTAAATCTGAAACAGATATTTTGGTTGCTGGTGCACATACAGCTGGAGATAACACCATTGCTATGGATGGTTTTTCAACAACCACTGGTGCATTAAAAGCTGGAGATAGAATTAAATTTGCTAATCACTCTAAGGTTTACATGGTAACGGATGATGCCAATGCTTCTGGTGGTGCTGCAACAATAAGCATATCGCCAAATTTAGTGGCCGCACTTGCAGACAATGAAGCCGTTACTGTTAACAAGCCTAGTTACACTGTTTATCTTGCCAACAATGAAATCATGTATGTTACAGATGCCAGTGGCTTTTACAGCATTTCATTTGATGTGCGAGAGGTCATTACCTAATGCCAAGAAGTTTATCTACAGCTTTACAAAACCAGGTATCAGCAACTGCAACCAAAACAGCTTTCCTGGTTGAATTAAATTTATCAACAGTAATTAGGCTTACAGATTGGTACACAAATGTTACTTATAATTCTAATTCTTATGAGGCTGGTGGATCTTTTTTAACAGTAGATTCAACAACTGAAACAGGCCAGCTGCAAGTAAACGAAATCAATATTAGTTTTTCAAATATTACAGATCAAGTTAGATCCCTGGTGCAAAGCGGAGCATTTACAGATAAAACAGCTGAAATTTATTTGGCTTACTTTGATGCCAATGAGGATATTGTTGGAGCAATTAACTTTTTTACAGGCCAGATAAGAAATGTCTCTATTAATGAATCAATAGAAAGTTCAACCCTAAACATGATTGTTGCAAGTCATTGGGCTAATTGGAATTTGACTAAAGGCAGACATTATTCAGATGAATCACAGCAATCTTTTAGTTCTGGTGATAGAGGCATGGAATTTGCTGGCCAGGTTAAAGAAGATGTTAGGTGGGGTATGTAATGTCATTCTTTACTGCTGTTGGTGAATTTTTTAAAGCTGCTTTCCATGCCTTCATGGAAGCCAAGCTAATAACACAAATTCAAATAACTTTGACAGCTGCAACCCTGGCTGTTGGGGTAAAAGGTTTTATGCAAGCAAGAAATATGTTGGCCAAGGGCCAGGACATACTTGCTAACAAAACCTCTATGGGCGGAAAGATAGGCATCATCTACGGAACAAGAAGGGTGGGTGCACAAATTATTTACATGGATGTAAATGCAAACGATTCCAGAGATATGTATGTTGTTTATGCTTTATCAGTTGGCGAATGTGATGAGATATTAGGCAGAACCATAGAATTAGACGGCAACCCATTAACCGATTCAGCAAGATTCCATGATGGCGGTTATATAGGATCAGATAAAATATCTTCTGGCTCTGGATCTCTGAATACAGTTTCACAAAATGGAACAAATAGCTTAAATCTTGCTGGTGGCACTTTTGGAACAGATCCAACAGCAAAATATAGATATGTAATGAATTTACATCATGGGGCCGCATCGCAAACAGCAGATCCTATGTTAGTTGCATCCATGTCTAACTGGACTTCAGCACATAGGCTAGATGGTATCTGTTACATAGCGGCCCATTATGGTTATGACAAAGAAGGAATGTGGCGAGGGGTGCCACAGCTAACAGTGCAAGTAAGAGGCAAAAAAGTTTTTGATCCCAGGGATAACACTCAAACATTTGGCACTGTTTCTACTTACAAACATTCAGACAATCCAGCTTTATGCTTTCTTGATTACATTACCAATGATGAGTATGGCAAGGGCCTAACATCTAGCCAAATTAATATGTCAACTTTTACAGCAGCTGCAAATGTTTGTGATACCCAGGTAGATCAACCATATTTTAATGGGTCTGCTAAAAGTGTTACATGGGAAGGAACAGCAGGAAATAATTTTATTAATATAACTGGCACTAATGCAAATGAAGTTTGGTGGCAAAACAAAGTTGGTGAGTTAATGGATTTAGAGGATGCGGTTGGTAACGCTATTTTAAATTCTGCTGTAATTGAAGATGTACAAAGAACACACTTTTATGATTCTAGTGAAAATTACGCTGTTTATTTTAAAGACACATTAGGATCCACTTATTCATCACAAAACGGACAATCATTATTAAAAGTTAAAAGATTTCACTGCAATGGTTATATAGATGCAAATAAGAATGTCATGGACAATGCTAAAGAACTCCTGGCAAATATGCGAGGCATATTCTTATATATAGATGGCAAATATGAATTATCTATAGAAGATACAGGCTCATCAACATTTAGCATAACTGATAATCACATTATTGCTGAATCTGGTATATCTGTTGATTACGGCAACAAAGACAAAAAGGCCAATAAAGTTATAGTTGAATTTTTTAATGCCAATAAAAAATACGAATTAGACACAGCAACAGTTTTACATGATGCTACGCCATTTACAGCGGATGATGGTGGGGAAGTGTTAGAGGTAAAAGCTGAGTTTCCCTTAATATCAGATCCATACATTGCCTATAACATGGCCAAGGCAATTTTAACCAGGAGCAGAAATCAAATAGCAATGCAGTTTCTTGGTACTCCAGAAATGTATAAATTAAATATAGGAGACATTGTAGATTTAACTTATGCAGGCCTTGGATTTAATGGCAAAGTTTGTAGAGTTGAGGCCCTGGAATTACAAACCAACGGATTGGTTGCTGTTAGCTTAATTGAATATTTTGATGTTTATACCTGGGAAGTTCCGCCACAAGAAGCAGTTGAAGAATTAGCAGATTTACCTTCAGCTTTTGCTGTTAAGGCACCAACTGGTTTAGCTTTTACAGATAGCGGATCCAGTCCAACCGCCAGGCCTTTTTTATCCTGGAATGAGCCAACAGATTTTCCAGATCATACTTTTAGAGTAAATATTGTTGATAGTTCTGGAAATCAATTAACTAATAAAATAGTAGATGTTAACAATGCAGATCTAAATTATTTACCCAAAGGAAATAACTATGTTGCTAGTGTAAGTTCAATTAATACTTTAGGCGTTGAATCTGATGCAGCAACACTTACATTCAGCATAACCACAGAGCCAGTTAATACAGCTGACATAAAAGATGATGCTGTTACTTTATCAAAGGCTGGAGCAGATCTAGTTGCTGCAATAAACTCTGGAAGTGCGAGTGCAACAGAATTAATTAAAGCAACTTCAGCACCTAGCACTAGGTCAAGCGGTGATGCTTTGCAGGCCCAGGACTTATGGGCGGACACAAATGATAACAATCAAATCTATGTAAGAAATGCAGCTAACAATGGCTGGGAAAAGGCCAGAGATTCATCGCTTGTAACTTTATATAATTCTCTTAACTCAACAGTTGGCACCAACACCACAAACATTGCTACAGCACAGGGAGATATAGTTACGCTAACAACAGACACAGCGGCCAATGCTTCATCTATAAGCAGTTTAACATCAACAGTTAACAGCAATACTTCAGCCATAAGTTCTGAGCAAACAACCAGAGCCAATGCAGATACAGCTTTAGCGGCTGATATAACTTCATTAACATCTACAGTAAATGGTGTTTCTTCCTCGGTAACTACAAATGCAACAGCTATAACTGGCATCAATAATAACGCCTCAGCTGGTTATGTATTAAAGGTTAATGCTAATGGCAAGGTTGCACAAATGGTTTTAGGCTCTAATGCTTCTTCTGGATCTGGTGCATCAAGCATTGTTTCTTTTTTGGCTGATACTTTTAAAATTGATAATGGTTCTGGATCTAGCGTAAGCCCATTTTTAGTTAGTGGCGGATCTGTGTTTATAGACAATGCCAGGATAAACAATCTATCTGGAACAAAGATTGATGTTGATACTTTAGCTGTTAAATATTTTGCCGATGTAACCAGTAAAATTTATAACCACGATAATACAGCAGTTCCTTTAACCAGGGTTGGATCTAATTACATTGCTTCAGCAAATACTGGATCAAGCGGCACTCATACCTGTGCACCAGTTAGCATTACCAATTGCAGATCTGGTGGATCTTTTGTTGCATATGTCCAGGGCATTCTAGGTAATGTTGCAAACATGGTGGTTGAATATTCTACCGATGGATCTAGTTATTCAAATGCAACAGGCCAGGTATTTACAATCTCTGCTGGTACTTACAGGGGTTATACGCTTTTATACAATGGATCTTTAACTTTTGCTTCTGGTGCAAGCACGGCTTATTTTAGAGTTAAGTTTGTTGGTAATCAAAACTACACTCAAATTGGCCTAACTGTAACTGTAGATAATACAAATTAAAAATATATATGCGAAAAGAACCTAATAAAAGTAAAATTTATAAACAACAAAAGGGTGGCTAATGGCTCAACATGATTACGACTTAATAAATCAATCTGGAGAAAATTTCAGAACTGATTTAAACAATGCACTTGATGCAATTGTTTCTAATAACTCTGGAGCCACAGAGCCAGCAACTATGTTTGCCTATGAATTGTGGGTAGATACTAGCAATTCAGTTATGAAGATCCGCAACAGCGGAAACGATGCCTGGATAACTTTGCCTTGGAGCATCACAGCTGATAACACAGTTGATATAAATGGCGGAACAATTAATGGCATAACCAGCTTATCTTTTAGCAGTGGATCCACAGTTGCATCTATTTTAGATGAAGATAATTTAAGTTCAGATAGTGCAACAGCTTTAGCAACTCAACAATCAATTAAGGCTTATGTTGATAGCCAGGTTACGGCCCAGGATTTAGATTTCCAGGCCGATAGTGGTGGGGTGCTTTCAATTGATTTAGATAGTGAAACTTTTACCTTAAATGGTGGCACTGGCATAACCACAGTTGGAGCAGAAAACACTGTTAGTTTTTCTATTGATTCTACAGTTGCAACATTAACTGGATCTCAGACATTAACAAATAAAACCATAGATTTAGATAACAATACTTTATCTAACATTGAAACTGACAATTTAAAATCTGGTGTCCTGGACACAGACTTAACTTCAGTCTCTACATCCGATGATACTCTGGCCTCAGCAAAAGCAATCAAGACTTATGTTGATGCGGCCATAACAGCAGAAGATCTTGATATAAGCGATGGATCTAATTCTGGATCTATAGATCTTGATTCAGAAACTTTAGGCTTGCTCGGCGGTACTGGTGTTACCTCTGCTTTATCTGGTAACAACATTACATTTTCTATTGGCCAAGCAGTTGGCACTTCAGACAATGTGCAATTTGGAACAGTAACAGCTAACTTAACTGGCCAGGCAAGTGATATATCTAATCATTCAACCTCAGATCTAAGTGAAGGATCTAATCTTTATTACACAGATGCCAGGAGTTATGCAGCTTTTGATACTAGACTTGCCACTAAAGACACAGGTGATCTATCAGAAGGATCTAATCTTTATTACACAGTGGCCAGATGGGATGCTAGGTTGGCCCAAAAAACTACAGATAACATAACAGAAGGATCCTCTAATTTATTTTTTACTAATGAAAGAACAGACGATAGAATTTCTGCATTAATACAAAATGGCACTGGCCTTACCTGGGTTTATAATGATGCAGCTGGCACTTTAACTGGTACAGTTTCATTATCATCATTTAACACCTCTCAGCTTTCAGAATCTGGCAATTTGTATTACACAGATGCTAGAGCAAGGGCCGCAATATCAGAAAACTCTG